GGAGGTTTATTTATCGTTGGTGTAATTATAGACATTATTGCTTTGCTCGGTAAATCTAATCCGTATTATGTTTAAGAATGTAGCATAACAACTAAATAAGCTAATTACAGCGTACATCTTCGGGTGTGCGCTGTTTTTATACCACAGGGTGTAGCATTTTTGCAACGCCCTTATTTTTATGCAGAAAGGATGTGAAACATATTGGATAACACAACCGTGGGCGAAATCGGCTTAAATCTTGTACTGAACAGGCAAGGCTTTTCTAAATCGCTTAATGCAGTGCAGGAGCAGGCAAACAGCGTAAGCAATAATATGAAAAGCTCACTTAAAAAGCTCGGCTCTGCCATTGTTGCTGCGTTTTCGGTAGCGGCGATTAAGCAGTTTGGCCAGCAGTGCATTGAATCGGCGGCACAGGTCAATGCGGCAAATTCTCAGTTTGAGCAGACTTTCGGTTCAATGGAATCACAAGCAAAAAGTGCAATTCAGAGTGTTGCAAAGGAAAGTGGTATTCTCGAAACCCGATTGCAGGGTGTGGGAACGAGTATTTATGCTTTTGCAAAAACCACAGGTATGGACAGTGCCAATGCATTGAATATGATGCAAGAAGCTTTACAGGTAACAGCCGACAGTGCTGCATATTATGACCGTTCACTCGAGGACACCGCAGAAAGCCTTAAATCTTTTCTCAAAGGCAACTTTGAAAACGACGCCGCACTAGGTCTGTCTTGTACAGAAACTACAAGAAACGCAGCGGCCAACAAGTTGTACGGTAAATCGTTTACGGAACTTTCAGAATCACAGAAACAGCTTACTTTACTTGAAATGGTAAAAGACGCAAATAAACTTTCGGGTGCTATCGGACAAGCAAGCAGAGAATCAGACGGTTGGGAAAATGTAACAGGCAACTTAAAAGAGAGCTGGAATCAGCTCCTTGCGGTTATAGGCAAGCCAATTTTGCAAGTAGCAACGAATATTGTGCAAAAGCTTTCTTCGGCTATCGCAAAACTTACAGAGTACGCCAAAGGGGCGATAAATGCGCTTTCAAAGCTGTTCAACTGGGACGGAGATGATACAGCAAACAGCATTTCAGCCGCTGCAAGCTCGGCAGAAAATTTGAGCAGTGAGGCTGAAAGTAGTTCGGAATCTTTAGAGAATGTTGCAGACAGCTCGGAAAAAGCAAAGAACAGCGTTGCAGGTTTTGACAAGCTGAATGTTATTACTAAATCAGATAGCGGCGGTTCTG